CGGAGGTGGAGCGGCGCGCCCGGGAGGCGGAGCTCGCCAAGGCGAGGCTGCTGGCGGCGTCGGCGCATTCGGTGCCCGCGAGCCTGGTGGAGCGGCTCGCCGGCGAGACCGAGGAGGAGATCCTCGAGGCGGCGGAGGCGCTGGCCGAGGGGATCGACGCCGAGGTTGAGCGTCGGCTGGAGCCGCTGGTTGAGAAGCGGGTTGCGGAGCGGCTTGCCGAGCTCGAGCAGGAGCGGAAGCAGCAGGCCGCGGAGCGTGCCCGTGCTCGTGGCGGGTGGCCGGTGGAGTCGCTGCGGCCTGGTGCGATGCCGGCATCGGAGGACCCGGACCCGAATGAGGCGTTCCGCCAGTTCTTGATGGGTGGTCGCCGCTAGTTCCCCTTGTTGGTTGAGCAGCGCCGGTTCCTTGCACGGGGCCCGGGGCCGCTGCTGTGTGCATTGAAGGGAGTGCCCCGTGCCTACCTACAGCGACATGATCACGCGGGACGTCAGCGACGATCCCCTTATTCCTGAGCCGGTGTCGGCTCAGATCATCCAGGAGCTGCCGTCGCAGTCCTTCCTGCTGCAGCGTGCCGCGCAGGTCCGGATGTCCACCAAGACGCAGCGGCAGCCGGTTCTTGACGTGCTGCCGACGGCGTACTGGGTGAGCGGCGATTCCGGGATGAAGCAGACCAGCGCGGTGGACTGGAAGAACGTGATGCTGGTCGCCGAGGAGCTCGCCGTCATTGTGCCGATCCCGGAGGCGTACCTGGATGACGCGCAGGTGCCGATCTGGGATGAGGTGCGTCCGCGGATCGTGGAGGCCCTCGGCTACAAGATCGACGCCGCGGGTCTTTTTGGTGTGGACAAGCCGTCGAGCTGGCCGGCGGACATCTACTCGTCTGCTGTGGCAGCCGGTAACACGGTGGTGGTCGGCACCGGCACCGACTTTGCGCAGGATGTCGCGTCGCTGGGTGAGCTGATCGCCACCGACGGGTTCCAGATCACCGGTTTTGCCGCGCGGCCGGGGTTGAAGTGGCGGCTAGTCGGGCTGCGGTCGCAGGATGGTGTGCCGATCTACCAGCCTGACCTGCAGTCGGGTGGTGGCGGCATGCTGTACGGCTACCCGGTGACCGAGGTGTCGAACGGGTCCTGGGACTCGTCTGAGGCTGAGCTGATCGCCGGTGACTGGACGAAGTGCATCATCGGACTCCGGCAGGACATCACGTGGAAGATGTTCACCGAGGGTGTGATCAGCGACGGTGAGGGCAAGGTCGTCCTCAACCTGATGCAGCAGGACTCGGTTGCGCTGCGGGTGACGATGCGGATCGCGTATGCGACGAGCAACCCGGTGACGCGGCTGAACATGGACGGTAACACTCGGTTCCCGTTCGGTGTGGTTCAGGCGTCGACGGCTGGTAGCTGATCCCGCCTGGTTGCGGCGTGGGTGTTGGCGGCCGGTGCCGGCGCTGGTGGCGTGATGCGTGGGTGCCGGTGCCGGCCGCGGGGCCCTGGCTGGTTGTTGGTGTCTCCTGGATTGGAGTTGTGTGGTGCGCCTGTTGGCCATGCTCCACGCGTATCCGCCGCACCATAACGCGGGCGCGGAGTGGATGGTCCACACGATGTTGCGAGCCGCGGTGGAGCGCGGCCACGAGGTGGACGTGGTGTTGTCGTCACGGCTGCAGGATGGGCCGTACGAGCTGGACGGGGTGCGTGTGCACCCGTACACCGGCAAGGGGGACCTGTTCCGGTTCTTGAACGCGGCGGATGCGCTGGTGACGCATCTGGAGTGCACGCGCCGGGCCATGGTGATCAGCCGGCTGCATGGTGTGCCGCTCATCCAGGTGCTGCACAACACGTTCGACCAGACGAGGAACTGGGTGCGCCGGGGCCCGTGTGCGCTGGCGGTTTACAACTCGGAGTGGATGCGCGCCGAGTTTGAGGCGTGGCTGGATTCGGTGCGTGCGCCGCGGCCGGATGCGGTGGTGGTGCGCCCGCCGGTGCTCGCCGAGGAGTACGCCACCAAGCCGGGTGACCGCGTCACGCTGATCAACCTCTACCCGCCGAAGGGGTCGGGGACGTTCTGGCAGCTGGCCGAGCGGATGCCGGACGTGAAGTTTTTGGCGGTGATCGGCGGCTACGGCCCGCAGGACGTGCGGGAGCTGCCGAACGTGGAGGTCGTGCCGAACGTGCCGGGCCAGCGGATGCGGGATGAGGTGTATGCCCGCACCAAGATCCTGCTCATGCCGTCGGAGTATGAGTCGTGGGGGCGGGTCGGGGTGGAGGCGATGGCCTCCGGTATCCCGGTGATCGCGCACCCCACCCCGGGCCTGTGCGAGTCCCTCGGTGAGGCCGGGATCTTTGTGGACCGCGACGATTTGGACGGCTGGGAGCGGGAGATCCGCCGGCTGCTGACGCCGCGCGCCTACGGCACCGCCTCCAAGAAGGCGAAGGCGCGGTCGGCGGAGCTGGATCCGGCGCCGGATCTGGAGCGGTGGGTGGCGGCCGCGGAGATGGTCGCGGCGCAGCGTGACCGGATGCGCATGCTCGCCCGGCTGACGCACTAAAAGGGGGGGTGTCCGGTGGAGAGTCTGGCGACTGAGGCCGACCTGGTCGCGCGGCTCGGCCGGGACCTGACCGACGATGAGCGGGTGCGGGTGTGCGCGCTGCTGGCGGACGCCTCTGCGCTGATCCGGGGCTATACCGGCCGCGATTTCACCCAGGCTGTGGATGACACGGTGGTGCTGCGCGCGACCGGGGGGACGCTCCGGCTGCCGCAGCGGCCCGTGATCGAGGTCAAGCGGGTGGAGGCGATCGGCGTCAGCGGCGCCCCCGACATCACGCTCGCCGACTGGCTGTTCGACGGGATCGACCAGATCCGGCTCGGCGAGGGCAATTGGATCATCAACCTGCCGGAGATCTGGTGGGACGATGACGGCTTCCCCGGCACCTACCGGGTGACCTACACGCACGGGTATGCGCAGGTGCCGCCGGATGTGGTGGCGGTGGCGTGCCAGATGACGCTGCGCACGCTGACCTCCCCGGCGATGGTCGGCGGGGTGACGAGCGAGACGGTGGGCCCCTACAGCTACCGGTCGGAGACGCCCGGTCAGGGGCTGGCGGTGACGTTGACGGATGCCGAGCGGCGGGTGCTGGACCGGTACCGGACGACCACCGGCACGATCACAGTGAGGATCTAGATGCGGGTTTTGGCGCGGTTCCACGCCTACGTGCCGGAGCACGGCGGCGGGGCGGAGGTGATGGCGCACACGCTCCTGCGTGAGCTGGTGGCGCGTGGCCACCAGGTGCGGGTGTGGCTGTCCCAGCACAACGGGCGGCGCGAGCCGTACCGGGTGGACGGGGTCGAGGTGATCCCGGTCAAGGCGCGGCAGGATTTCCTGCGCTTGGCGCGGGATAGCGATGTGGTGGTCTCGCATCTGGAGAACGTGCGGGCAGCGGCGGCGGCCGCGCGCGGCTGGGGCCGCCCGCTGGTGGTGTTGTGCCACAACACTTTCCCCGCCACCTTCTCCGCGGTCGGGTCTGGCACGACCGCGCTGGCGGTCTACAACAGCCAGTGGATGGCGGCGGAAGCCGAGCGATGGTTCGCGGAGAACCCTAAGGCCGCGCGTCCGCTGGCGAGTGTGGTGGTCCGGCCGCCGGTGCGCGCAGCCGACTACCGCACCACCCCCGGCGACCACATCACGCTGGTCAACCTGCACAAGCCCAAGGGCGGGGATGTGCTGTGGCGGCTCGCCGAGCGCATGCCGAACCACCGGTTCCTCGCCGTCAAGGGCGCCTACGGTGAGCAGATCGTCGGGCAGGCGCCGAATGTTGAGGTGGTCGAGCATGTGCCGCCGGCGCAGATGGCCGAGCGGGTGTATGCGCGCACCCGTGTGCTGATCATGCCGAGCGAGTATGAGTCGTGGGGTCGGGTCGGGGTGGAGGCGATGGCCTCCGGTATCCCGGTCGTGGCCACCCCCACCCCGGGCCTGTGCGAGTCCCTCGGTGAGGCCGGGATTTTCGTCGAGCGTGATGACCTGGACGGCTGGGTGGCGGCGCTCACCGCGCTCGACGACGCGGAGGCGTGGCAGGCCGCGTCGAAGCAGGCTAAGGCCCGGGTGCGTCAGCTCGACCCTGCCGCGGACCTGGCGCGGTGGGTTGAGGCGGTCGAGAGGCTGGGCCGGCGATGACCAGGGGTGAGACCGTGACGGTGCTGACCCGCTCGCCGGCCGGGCGCGACGCCCACGGCAACGAGATCTGGACGTGGGCTGAGCGGGACGTGGCGGGCTGCATCGTCTGGCCGAGCGGGAGCAGCGAGCAGACCGAGGCGCGGGACACGGTCACCGACCGGATCAACGTCTCGTTCCCGTATGGGACGGATCTCTCGGCGGTGTCGCGGATGCGGGTCCGCGGCGAGCTGTATGAGGTGGACGGCACACCGGAGCAGTGGAGCTCGCCGTTTACCGGGTGGCGGGCCGGTGTGCTGGCCCGCGGGGTGAAGGTCACCGGCTAGCGCAGCGCGTCCTTGAGGGAGGGGATGGCGGTGGCGGCGGCTCGTGCACGGTATCGGCCGGACATCCGCGGTTTTGGCCGTGTCCTGGCCTCCCGGCAGATGCAGGAGGAGATGCGGCAGCGTGCCGAGCGGGTCGCGCGCCGCGCCCGCGAGCTGGCGCCGGTGGACACCGGCGAGTACGCCCGGTCGTTCCGTGTCGAGGTCGGTGTGCGGGAGGGTCCGCGGCCGCGCGCCGTGGCCTTGGTGATCAACGACGATGTGGCGGCGCCGTATGTGGAGTGGGGCACGAGCCGTACGCCCCGCTACAGGGTGATGGGCCGGGCCGCGGAGAGTGCCCTATGAGCGTCGTGGTTGATATTGAGGCGCTGATGGTGGCCTGGGTCACGGATGTGGTCAGGCTGCCGGCGAGCACGGAGACACCGGCGGATCTGGAGTCGCGGGTGCCGTTTGTGCAGGTGACCGGCACAGGCGGCGACCATGACGGGTACCGCCGGGATGAGCCCAGCGTGGACATCAGCGTATTCGCGGCCACGACGGTGGAGGCGGCCGACTGGGCCGGCCGGATCCACTGGCTGCTGCATGAGCAGCTGGCCGAATCGGTCTACGACGGGGTGTCGGTCAACCGGGTGCGCACGTCGGTGCGGCCGCACCGGGTGCCGTACGACAACCCGGCTCTGCGCCGCTACGAGGCGAGCTACAGCCTGGTGGTGCACCCCGTCTAGCAGCACTTTTTTCCTGTTCGCCCCCCGGGGCCGCCGGTCGCGGGGGCTTTTTGCTGCCCCAGCATGTGAGGAGCACATCATGCCCACTATCTACCGGGACGCCAAGCTCGCGGTGGTCGGCACCAACGGCGGTGTCTGGGTGGCGCCGCTGGGTACGGCGCAGCCGTCGGACCCCGAGGAGCAGCCGCCTGCGCCGTGGCTGGCCATCGGCGCGATCTCCACTGATGGTCTGACGAATGGTGTTGAGGAGGACACCGAGCAGTTCACTCCGTGGGGTCTGACCTCGCCTTTCCGCACGGTTGTGACGAGCTCGGTGCGGACTTTCAGCTTCACGGCGTGGGAGATCAATCGCCCGATCGTGCGGGCCCTGCAGAACCGGCTCGAGGTGGATGACCTGCAGCCGGATCTGGACGGGATCGTCCGGTACGCCGAGTCCGGCACGGCGGAGCCGGACCGCCGCAGCTGGCTGATCGACGTGTATGACGGCCAGGTGTGGGAGCGTTTCTACATCCCCGAGGGTGAGATCACCGAGCGTGGCGAGGTGACCTACCAGCAGGGTGAGATGGTCGGGTACGAGTGGACGATCTCCACCTACCCCGACTCGGCCGGGAACCTGGTCTACCACAGCTACTTTGCGCCTCAGGTGGAGGATCACCTGTCCTGATGACTACCAACAAGATCGCCCAGGAGCCGGTCAGCCTGTTCTCGCTTCGCCGGCGTGCGCAGGAGGCCAAGAAGGAGCCGTTCACGTTCGATGTGGACGGCAAGATTTTCACGATGAGGGACCCGACCGAGGCCGACTGGCAGGTCACCGCGGCGCTCGGCAGGGGCGAGGGTGACCTGCGCGAGTTCATGCGCGAGCTCCTCGGCGACGATTACGAGGAGTTCGCCAAGATCCGCGGCATCAGCAGCGCTGACATCAACGCGCTGATCGAGGCCGCCACCCGCCACTACCAGGGGGTCGGCCGGGGGGAATAGCCGGCCTGGCCCGCCTGCTCGGCGAGCACTATGACGCGGTCGAGGCCGACCTGTGGCGCTACTACCAGCTGGATGTGCGGGATCTGTGGCGCCCAGGCGGCGGCCGCTCGGCGCTGACGTGGCGGCTGCTCGGCAATTTGATCCGGCATCTGCCGCCGGAGTCCGCGGTCAAGACCGAGCTGCGGAACGCGATGAGCGACGCCGAGATCAAACGGCTCGCCGAGGAGGCCGACCCGTCGCAGGGTCAGTGGTCACACACGGAGATGCTGATCGCGTCGCTGATCGACGCGGTGCGCACCAACACGTTCGTGCTGCAGCGGGTCAACGGCGTCAAGGTCAAGGCGCCGGAGCCGATCCCGCGGCCGGGTGTGCCCTCCAAGAAGCGCAAGAAGCGCCGGCAGCTGACTCCTGAGCAGACGGCTCTGGTGCTGGCGCGGATCCGCGGGGAGCGGGTGCCGCTTGGCCGCGGCATGTGGGTGCAGTCCCCGCCTGGTCTGGTTACTCGTCCTGTCCGGTAGTCGCCGGGGTGGCCCCGGCTCACCTTGCGAAAGGGGGTGAGCCGGTGGCCCAGTTCGTCGCCGGTGAGGTCGTCGTCCCCGTCGTCCCGGACGCGCGGGGTTTCCACCGGGAGCTGCGCAAGAGCCTGGTTCCCGGTGCGGAGCAGATCGGCCGGGAGGTCGGTGCGCAGATCGCCCGGGGTGTGCAGGCGCAGCTGGGGGATGTGTATGCGCCGCTGCGTGAGGCGGCTCGGCGGGAGCAGGCGCGTGCGGGGCAGGACGGTGCGCAGGTCGGTGGCGCGTTCGCCCGCGGGGTGAAAGCCCAGCTTGAGGCGGCGTTCCGTTCGCTGCCGAAGATCGAGCTCGACGCCGACGCGAGCGAGGCGCAGCGCAAGGTCCAGGAGCTTCGTGCCCGGATCGAGACCCTCTCCGGCAAGACGGTCGGCATCGACATCGATGCCGGGGCCGCGCTGGCCGAGGTGGCGGCGATCCGGCGCGAGCTGGAGCAGCTCGACGGCAAGGACGCGTCCGTTGATGTCCGTGCGGACATCGGCCAGGCGCTTGCGCAGCTCGCCGCGGCGGAGACGGCGCTGTCCGGGTTGGATGGCCGGACGGCGCACGTCCGCGTGGATGTGGACATCTCCGGCGCGCTGGCGGCGATCGGGAC